GCTGGCCCAAATGTTTATAAACCCGCGGCAGGCGAGGATGGGTGTCCGAGTGGTTTAAGGAACCGGTCTTGAAAACCGGCGTGCGGGAGACCGTACCGTGGGTTCGAATCCCACCCCATCCGCCATGAATGTTTCTCATACGTTCCCATATGTTCCGTTTTTGTCTTGCGCAGCGGATCGTTTTGGGTTTCTTTGTTCCCGCCCGTTCCCATGCGTTCCGATACAATCTCGCGAAAAAGCGGGTACAAATGCGGGTACTTTGATTTTCAAAAGCGGGTATCGTGAGAACAAGCGTGCTGACAGACACAGCGATCAGAAAAGCCAAAGCGCAGGAGAAATCCTACAAGCTCACCGACAGTAACGGCCTTCATCTATTTGTTGCCACCACGGGCGTGAAGATCTGGCGGTACCGCTACTACTTCGGCGGCAAGGAGAAGCTGCTTGGACTCGGGCAATACCCGGAGGTCACACTGTTCGAAGCACGGCGGCTTCGTGACGATGCCAGGACGCTCGTCAAAGGCGGTAAAGACCCGTCGGCTATGAAAAAGCTCGAAAAGGTCATCGGCAGGAAGCAAGCCGAGGAGACGTTTCAGGTCATTGCGGAAGAGTGGCACGAGCTGACGAAGCCTACTTGGACCGACAGGCATGCGAGTGACGTACTCGACACCTTGAGGCGAGACGTGTTCCCCCTCGTCGGCGACATGCCGATCCGGAGCATTGACGCGCCGACCGTCCTCGGGGTGCTGAAGATTGTTGAGAAGCGTGGCGCAATCGAAACCGCAAAGCGCTTGCGGCAGCGGATTTCGAGCGTCTTCGTCTACGCCATTTCTTCCGGCCGCGCCGACTCGGACCCCGCATCGATCGTCAAAGGTGCGCTCGCGCCATTAAAGAAGGGTCGCCAGCCGGCGATCATCACCCTGGACGGCGTCAGGCAGATCCTCGCCGATGTCGCATCCACGCCCAGCCGCGGCTATACGAAGCTTGCGATACGCCTTCTGGCGCTGACTGCGGTTCGACCAGGTGTCCTCGCAGAAACACCGTGGGCCGAGCTGGATGCGATCGACCTGTCAAATCCGGTATGGGTCATCCCAGCCCATCGCATGAAGCTGAAGCTGCATCTGAAAACGGAAGAAGCGTACGATCATCACGTCCCGCTGTCAGATCAGGCTGTGGAGCTGATCACCGCGCTCAAGAAGGTGACGGGGAGATTCGAGTTCGCATTCCCCAATCTCAGGAAGCCGCAAAAGCCGATGTCAGAAAACACCATGGGGTATTTGCTGAACAGAGCTGGCTACCACTCGAGGCATGTTCCCCACGGCTTCCGATCGTCTTTCTCGTCGATCATGAACGAAGCTTTCCCCCACGAGGAAAAGATCATTGAGCTGATGCTCGCCCATAAGCCAAAAGACGCTGTGAAGGCCGCCTACGATCGCGCAGAACATATGCGCCGACGTCGCGAGCTGTATCAGATCTATGCCGACTGGATCTTGAAAGGCGCGCCTACGGCGAGCCAACTCCTGATGGGGCCGATCAAGGTTCTGAAGGGGAAACTCGAGACCGGTCCGGGAGTGCCGAAGATGGCGCGCGGGCGGTCCGCCGCCTAAACGTGCATGCAGAACAGCCAGACCACAACGAGTATGGCCGCAACGGCTACGACTCGGCCTTGCGGCTTGGCTGCTTCTTTGATGTGTCTCGCTCTAGGCCTGGTCATGTCGGCTTCTCCCGATCTCCGCGTGGCGGAGGCGAAATGCCTTCAAAATGATCTCGACGATGATGATACCGCCGATTCCTACAATGAAACCACCCACGCTGGCAGATTGCTCTTCCGGTACGCTCAGTGCTCCGAACGCCCACTGGAAGAGCGTGGTTCCGATCGGGCTCAGGTAGTAGGCCGTCACCGCGCCGACGAACAGCTTGCGCAGGCTGGATAGCGCACCGGTCCACTCCATAGCAACCGATACCGCGGAGCCTGCAATGCCAGCCAAGGCAACCTTGCCTTCACTTGTGCTAAGCCAGTCCCAGAATGACATCATTCAGCCCCCGCGATCGAGGCGGTACGAGTGACTTCCCCATGTCTAGCACATTCACGCTGCGTCCAGACCTTGCCGGCGCAAATTCCGACGATGGTTCTATCAATACGCCGCTGATCTGCTGGCGTTGCTCCGCGCGCGCCGATCAGATCAGTTCCGACCACTCGGCGCAGCCCGGCGACACTCGCCGGACCCGAAATCCCACACCCCGCCAGCGCAATCGTCAAACCGACCACGAGCGCCATCCGCTTCGTCACCTGCAGCATTATTCTGTCTTTCTATCTTGATGACCGTGCGCTCAGTGGCGTTGCGGCTGATGACGATGACGCCGGCGGCGACGAAGGACGCCGCGGCGACCGCGGCGAGAGCGTAGAAGGTGAGCCGGGAGATCAAACCGGCACCTCGCGACCCAGAAGCGTGTTGACGCGGCGAGTAATGACGTCCCGCTTCCGGTACACGAAGATGCCCAGCACGATGATCGTCACGAAAGCAGCGATCCAGCCCCACGGCAGGCCCATTGCCCAAGCCGCCGTGCCAGAACCGATCAGTGAACCTGCGCCTTCTTGAACGGCTTCCTTTGTGGCGACGGCGTCGCGGCGAAGCTGAGCCAACGTTGCAGAGCCGATAACACCGTCCGCGACCAGATGCGGGTGAACACTCTGATAAGCTTTGACGGCGGAGGCGGTTTTCTCTCCCATCCACCCGTCGATGGCGCCGGGGTTGAAGCCTTTTGCTGAAAGGATCGTCTGCGCTTCTTTCACGACGGGGTCCGGGAGAGATGGTGCCGTCTCCATAGCGGTACGTGGAACGCCCTCCCCCGCGCCGGTGTAGATGCCAAGCTTGAAAAGGACCGCTTCTTCCTTGCGACGCCGAACCAGCCCCGGCAGCTTCTTGCCGCCAGCGGTGTTGTAATGGGTGCCGAGATAATCAGAGGCCTGGTCTTTCTGGCCCTTCCGCCAGAGCTTGGCCCACTGCCAATCCATGGCGCCGACGCCGAGATTGAAAACAGCTGAGACACCAGCGTCCAGCTCATGTTGCTGGCGATTTTCTGGGGACTTCTTGACGACGGCTGGTTCAAACTCGTCAGCCAGGACCTCGATAAAGATGGCATCGGACTGCGCCGCTGTGATCTTTGTCTTGCCGGGGACAAGCTTGGTAATGCCGATCTTCGCCAACGCGCGTCGCACCGCTGCGCTGCGCATGGTGTAGCCGGTACCGATCGTCGGAATACCAACGGGGTCAAGGTAGCATGTGAGAGGATTGCCTTCGTGACCTCGAATGAAGGTCCGGCCTTTGGGGGATGTGCTGGTGATTGCTGCTGTCATGGGTGCGCTCCGAAGAAGAGGCCGCACTCATGCGCTAGCGATCTCCTCCAGTATCACGCGTTACGTGTTGCAACAATCCAGCATTTCCAGTAATCAGAGTATCAATGCGCATGAGTGCTGTTTGTTCCTGAACCGGAGACATCACTCATGACCAAGACCGTGGTTGCCTTTGGCGATCCGAAAGCCCAGAAAAAGTGGTCTGGTGGGCTTTTCATTGACATCACCAAGAAGAGCTACTTCGACCGCAAGTTCGTCGGCACGTCTGACGAATACGCGATCCAGCGTCTTACCGATCTCGAATCGGAAGCCGGCGATACCATCACCTTCGACCTGTCCGTCCAGCTCCGCAACAAGCCCACCTACGGCGACAACCGCCTGGAAGGCAAGGAAGAGAGCCTGCGCTTCTTCAGCGACCAGCTCAAGATTGACCAGATGCGCCACGGCGTTTCTGCTGGCGGCAAAATGTCCCGCAAACGTACCGCCCACAACATGCGCCAGATCGGCAAGAACCGCCTTTCTGACTACTGGTCGAAGTTCAACGACCAGATGACCTTCATCTACCTGTCGGGTTCGCGCGGCACAAACGAAGACTTCATCGAAACCGTCGAGTGGACCGGTCACGCGGAAAACCCGATCGAGGCTCCGGACGCCGACCACATTCTTTACGGCGGCGATGCCACATCCAAGGTTTCCATCGACGCCTCTGACATCATGTCTCGCTCTCTCATCGAGCGCGCACAGGTCAAGGCCCGCATGATGTCGGCCAAGGACCCGAAGAACGCCAACATGATGCCGATCATGATCAATGGCGAAGCGCACTACGTCATGGTCATGAACCCGTTCCAGGAACATGACCTGCGCACCAATGACGCCGGCGGCTGGCTCGAAATCCAGAAGGCGGCAGCAACGGCGGAAGGCCGTAGCAACCCCATCTTCAAGGGTGGCCTTGGCATGGTCAATAACACCGTGCTGCACAGCCACGAGTGGGCGATCCGCTTCAAGGACTATGGTGCTGGCGGGAACGTCCAGGCTGGCCGCGCGCTCTTCATGGGCCGTCAGGCTGGTGTGATCGCCTTCGGTTCTGCTGGCGGCTTCCGTTACACTTGGACGGAAGAGACCAAGGACCACGGTAATGAACCCGTCGTTGCGTCTGGCGTGATCGCCGGCATCAAAAAGACCCGGTTCAACAACCGCGACTATGGCGTGATCTCTGTCGACACCGCCGCGAAAGACCCCAACGCCCCTTAACGGTTAGCCCGGCTTAGGTCGGGCTTTCATCTTTCCATCGGTCTTAGCGACCCTTCCACCTGAAGGACTTTCGAAATGACGCTCATCCAGAGCAAATACGCCAAGGGCACGGAAGCCATTTCCTACCCATCCACCGCAGGCGAAGTGGTCGCTATCCGCTTCTCTCACCAGCTCACCGCCAACCCAGCGATCGGCGACATTCTGGAGCTTGCCTGCATCCCCTCCAACTGCCGCGTAGCTGAGATCATCGCTGACAGCGACGATCTCGATTCGAATGCCGCGCCGACCATAGCCTTCGACGTCGGCATCATGAGCGGCTCTTTCGGTGAAGAGAACCAGGCGCGCACTTGCGGCAATGAGTTCTTTGCTGGTTCGACGATCGCTCAGAACGGCGTTGCTGCACGTCCGTTGACTAAAGGTGCTTACCGGACCAGCTCCGCGAATAACGACCGCTCGATCGGTCTAAAATTCACGGCAGCGGCGGCAACGTTCGTGGCGGGCCAGATGGGACTGACGGTCTTCCTCGTCTCCGAGTAACAGCCACCACGGCGCATTAACAAGGGGGCCGCGAGCCCCCTTTTTCAAAGGAGCTTGCCATGAAGACAGTCATCGAGTGCACCAACGGCTACACTGAGCAGACCATCGGCGGCACATCGTACTATTTCGAGCGCGACGAGCACGGTCGCTTCGTCAATGACGTTGGTAGCGTGCTGCATCGCTCGATCTTTCTGAACGTCCAGCATTATCGGGAAGTGCCGCTCGTACCGGAACAGCCGACAGAAACGGAAATACCGGCGTTCCTGACCGGCACTACGCCGGGCGAAGGCACCGAAGGCACCGAAGGCACCGAAGGCACCGAAGGCACCGAAGGCACCGAAGGCACCGAAGGCACCGAAGGCACCGAAGGCACCGAAGGCACCGAAGGCACCGAAGGCACCGAAGGCACCGAAGGCACC